CGTCATCGACACGCGGACTGGTCAAGCGATTGTTCCGTCAACATCGCCTGATGCAGTCATACAACAACAGACAGCACGCTCTAAACAATCTCCCGAAGCGGCTACTGTTCGCGGTCGTGATCGTAACAATCGGCCTGTCCGTCGCAATCTCATTGATCTACCAGCAGACACTAAAGCCGTAACAACTGCGGGTGTAGTGTGGTTGTATTTCACACTTGGTATCAACGACGCAGAGATTGCAGAGGCAACTGGACTAAAGCTGTCGCAGGTCGATATGATTAAAGGCTTGCAGCTATTCGGTCAACTCGACGCGCTGGTGAAAGAGAACCTAGCGCTGCTTGAAGCTGATGATGTACAGAAACGCATCGACCGCATGAGTGGTAAAGCGCTAGACGGCTTAGAGGACATACTAGAGGACGAAGACACTAAGCCAGCTACGAAGTCGCGCATACTAATGAACATGCTCGACCGTGGAGGCTTCTCACCTAAGCAAGTCATGGAGCATAGGCACTCACTTGAAGGCGGCTTAGTCATCCGTCATATACGCGAGATAGCACAGCCAAAGCAGATGCCTAGCATTGACATTACGCCTGTTAAGGAGAAACACAATGGCAATCGTCCCGAATAAAGACGGACAAGGTATCAAAGCTAACGGCGCTGTAGGTGATGTTGACGTTAGCTATTGTACACCTACCACGTTCGCTAGTGGTGTACCTAGCACTGCAGGCTTCACTGGTGAAATCCGTGTAGATAGTGCAACTGGCGACTACTTCCGTAACTTAGGCGGTACTAAGTGGGCTGATGCAAAGTAATGGCACCGCGCGCACGTACAGTCAACGTAGCTGAGCGTCCTGAATTGCTGTTGAAGGAGAACAGCCTTCAAGATCGCTTTCTACATTCACGTGCTAAGGTGCAGATATACGGAGGGGGCTTTGGTAACGGCAAGACAACGGCAGCAGTTATTAAAGCACTACAACTATCTGATCTGTACCCCGGTAGTACTGGCCTCATCTCTAGGTCCACCTATCCTAAGCTCAACGACACTATACGTAAGGAGTTTCTTAAGTGGTGTCCTCCTAAGTGGATCGTCAGCTTTAGCACAGGTCAAAACGGCGATAACATCTGTCATCTCAAGAACGGTACAACTATCTACTTTCGTTACATCGCACAGCAAGGCACAAAGACAGAAAGCAGCAGCAGCAACCTACTAAGTGCAACATTCGATTGGGTGATCGTTGACCAAGTTGAAGACCCTGAAATCACGCATAAAGACTTCCTTGACCTTTTTGGTCGTTTGCGCGGTCGTGCTAGGTATGTTGGTGATGACCCTCATATGCCTGTTACTGGGCCACGTTGGATGATGTTGACATGCAATCCAACAGGCAACTGGGTCTACACGAAGCTAGTACGTCCACTGCAGATATACGAGAAGACCGGAGTAGTAACTGAAGACCTCATATGCGTGCGCGATATAAACCGCAAGCCGGTGCTTGATGAACATGGCAAGCCGCAGTTGCTTATCGAAGTTATCGAAGGCAGCACCTACGAGCTACGTCACGTGCATGAAGCTGAGGGCGGCGACTTCATTCAGACGCTCGAAACCATGTATCAGGGACAGCAACGTGACCGTTTCTTGCTCGGTCGTTGGGTCGCCTACGAAGGTCTTGTATACCCACAATACGATAGCTCTATACATCTACTGCAAGAGGGCGACATACATGCTCTGCTGGATGGATATGTAGAGCAACGCTATCATGCAAACTGGCTCGAAGCATATGACTACGGACAAGCGCAGCCTAGTTGCTATGGTCTTGCATTCGTTACGCCTGAGCAGCACGTTATTCTGTGCGATGGCTTCTACCAAAAGGAAATGTCCATTGACATGCAAGTTAGTGCTATACGGCGTATACGTGCCGATTGGAGTGCTGAACTTGACGACATGCACAAGATCAACGCTGATCCCTCAATCTTTGGTAGACGAACAGTTAACAAACGCACCGTGGGAAAGACAATAGCTGACATGTTCAAAGACGACGACATACGCATGCGTCGTGGAAACAACGATGTGGCAAATGGTATTATCAAGGTCGGAAGCTATCTTAATCTTAATCGCAATCTGCTTCATCCTATTCATCGCGTTGCTGGCTCCCCGCGCTTGTTCGTTAATGCAAAGCTCGATTGGTGGACAGACGAAGTGGCTGGATACTTCTGGCAACAGAGTACATCGGGTGAGAGAATAGACAAACCAACAGATCGCAACGATCACGCTATGGACATGACTAAATATCTGCTAAGTGAGATGCCAGATATAGGCAAGTTCATACTGCCTGAGAATGAGCGCATACCATCGTGGATGCTGTGGCAAGAGCGTGACAAGAGTGTAGAGAACCCTAGGGCACACCGTTATGGCTGACAAAGAGCTATTCGATGTAGCTGCTGAAGTACGCGGTGAGACAGAGAAAGCCTTTCGCCTGTACGATGGTAAGCGCACTGAGTGGGTTCCGAAGTCGCAAGTTGAAGACAACAACGATGGCACATTCACGATGCCGATGTGGCTTGCTAAGGACAAGGGGTTTGTGTGATGCTTAGATTGTGGGGCATACGGCACGTTCGGTACTTCTACTTGCGTTACAAGATGAACCAACACTATGACATGTGGGCGCAGTTAGGTTCATTGCCGGTTTACATAGACCGTGATTATGAAGTACTTGATGCAATCTGGCGAGGTGAACGCTAATGGCTGGTGAAGACGACTACGACAATCCGCCTCCTGCTGCACCTGCTAGCGACGTGAACAGCTATGAAGGTGTCATGTCTGCAGATCAACAACCTGTAGACGATCAACCTGTCTACCGTGTGATAGGTGAGAGCAAGATACCTGTCTCTAAACACCGCGGCCCGTTGTGGCGTTCGCGCTACGATCAGGGTAAGAGTGCAATGTCTAAGAACTTAGATGCATGGAACGAAGCATACAGGTACTATCGCCATGACCATACCCGTACTAATGCTTCATCACGAGCAGAGGAAGATAGTACAGCCGGTAAACCCCTCCAAGGTTCGATTGACAGCACTGAGAACTTGGTGTTTGCGAACGTCAGCGCTCTCGTTCCTATGCTATTCACTAAAAACCCCGAAGCAGAGTTTACCAGCGAAGATAAGACAGATGAACCGAAGCAACGCACACTTGAGAAGCTTGTAAACACACTCGCCGCAAAGAAAACATCGCCGGGATTGAACCTAAAGCGTAAAGTAAAGCGCAACATAGTATCTACTACACTAACCAACGTCGGTTGGTTTGAAGTTGGCTACACCTTGCGTGAAGACAGCAGTGAAGCAGCGCTAGAAGAAGTACAAAGATTGAGCGCTGAGTTAGAGAAGGCTAGCAGTCAGAAGGACATTAAGGAAGTTGAAGGCAAGCTGCTGGCGTTAGAAGAAACCATTGACATGCTAACGCCTAGTGGACCGTGGGTGAAAGTGCGCCGACCGGATCAAGTCATCGTCGATCCTACTGCTACTGACTTAGACCTTAGCGGTCAGTGCAACTGGATCATGATTGAAGACTTGATGTACACATCACTAATACGCGCCAAGTATGGACGCAAGAAGCCCGACAGTGATGAGTGGGAGAGTGTGTTCAGTCCTACGAATGTCATCAAGGCTGGCGTCAGTCCAGATCAAGGTGAACGTGGTCAGACAGACAACTTCCAACTGTTTAGCTACTCTAGCAGCGAGTACAGCAAGTACGGCTACACCGATCAACGCAGCTTCCTAGCTGCACAGATGACAAAGGTGTGCTATGTATGGGATAAAGTCACCAGACGAGTTGAATTATACAACTGCAATGACTGGTGCTATCCTCTGTGGGTATGGGATGACCCTTATAGCCTTGACCAGTTTTTCTCTGTGGTGCCGATGGAGTTCCACACTGATCCCATCACAATGTACGCCAAAGGCGAAGTTACATATTATCTCGACCAACAAGATGACATAAACATCATCAACAATGAGTGGTCGAAGGTACGTAAGTTCGCTGCTGGTAAGGTAGCATATGACAAGAACGCGCTCAAAGATAGTAGTATGCTTGACGCACTCATATCAGGGACAACAGACACTAACTCAATCGGTCTGGACCTGCCAGAAGGGAAGAAACTCGGTGACGTACTCGGTCCACTGTTGCCACCAAGTGCTGACGCAATTAAGTTCTTCGACAAAAAACCAGTACTTGAGGCAATCGACCGTCTATCAGGCGTCACATCTGTGCAGCGTGGTGTAGAGTACAAGACAAACACCAC